GCAAACCAAAATCTGTACCAGCAGCAACATACCAACTAAGCGTGGTGCCTTGGCCCGTAGCTGCACTAGGATTTTTATCAGAAACCATAATGAACCTAAAAGCCTGCGAACTTGTATCATCTTCTGAAATCGTCGCAGAGGCATTGGATGGTGTGGTAGTATTAAACTTATAAGCAGAATACATTGGCAATTGTACTGAAAGAGTACTATTTGTCAATTGGTTGTTCAAAGATGTACCAGCACCCGAAAAAGTTAGACCCGTGTTAAAGGCAAGAAAACTTGCATTAACAGAATTCGTACCCACCGTTAAAGTATTTATAGATGAAGAATATGCTGATACTTTATTCACAGTCTGCCGTGTAATAACCATAGTTTTAATGGGATTAACACTATCTGCATTTAAAGTATAATTAACAGAACCGCGTGTACCCAAAAAAGCTGCTCCCAACCACGTCAAATACGTGTTGGTTACAAAATTATAGGGTGCTGACACTCCTGAAATCAAACCAATTGCTGAATTAATACCAGTTGGATCATAACCAGAGGACAATGGATAACGGTAAAATAATTCAGTCAAAACCTTCACCTGGGTGCTTGACAAGCTAGGGGACAATACTGATCCACGATAATAATTATAACGACGCAACAATTGTCGCAAAGACACAACCTGCTCACCATGATTTACAAGAAATCTCCCTGGAGCTTCCCTTGCTGCAGAGTGACCCGCAACAACCTTCTGTGACTCCGTCTCTTCATACTCGTCACTTTGCGTTTGGAAATATGAAAATCTTGAAAAAATATCAGATGGTGCTGCAAATTCCAAATTTTCTGCACCACGAACAGAAACAATGCAAGAGATGGTAGATGATGCAACTGGAGCAGTCAAAGCTGTAACACAACGAACTGCCAAAGTCCCATTTGTGATACCTGGTACATGATTAAACAATGTGCTGGAACCAACTGTAAATGGAATCTGCGAGGCAGCCGCAGCCACAAAAGTTTGTGACCATGCCAACGCTTGATTGTATGGCACACGAATTTCAACATTAGTATCTTTAGTGAGATCAATGACCTCATTAAAACATGTTGTTTGTGTGGCAACTGTATTCAAAACATTCTGGGCCGACGTGCCGGATGGATCATAAGTAATACGTACACGGCCTCTATGATACTGAGTACAAATGAAACGCAGGCGAATAATGATATCACCACGCCAAAACTGAAACATTTGACCAACCCAACCCATAGGTGTCAAATATAATTTGGCATTGGTCAAACTGTCAATATCAAACATTATTGGTGTGATAGCTGTATTAAACAACAAAGTGTCTGCAGCTGCTGTAGACGACCATGGAAAATTGGTCAAATAAGATTCTTTTGAAACTATGTGTTGAATACTCAATTCATCCTCAGCCGGCAATCCAATAATAGAAGGATCAACAGTCAATTCATTTTTGGGATCTACAGTAAGTTTTTCCACAGGATAACCAATCTCAGTAGATGCCAAAGGTGGCATCATAGTTGGTTTAAAAGGTACCACATTTGTTACTACAGGTGTGTTGGAAAAACCCAAACTAGAAGCTACTGTTGCAACAGCTTGTGCACCCAATTGGGTTGCAGTAGCATATTTACCTATAATGGGAACTTTAGACAGAGTTTTCATGGTAGCTGCAACAGCAGACGCCATGGAAGAAACTGGCGTCTTACCATACTCATCTGATTGCAAAAGCAAACCAGTAGTAGGTCCACTAACAACAACATTTTCTGCCCATGCATAAACTGACACTGTAACACCAGTACCAACTGCACCATTGGCACTGGCAAGCTGAATCAAATTAATAAAATTGACTGTGCCCATATCCAAAAAATCTTGATTAACAACTGTAGATAACCAATTCTTTGGCCAAATAAAGGGTAATGTCATCTCACCTCCTTCATTATTCTGTGGATAGATCCAAATATGAGGGCGCTGTGACTGTGGTATAATAAATCGTGTCCCAGCATCATTGGTGATACCACCTGCATGAAATTGAGGTAATGGTTGGTATGACATCAATGTAGTACCAAAATAGAAAGGTGAAGCATTAACCATCACTTTCAATTTGAGATCACACTTAAGCCAAGCATAGTTCAGCAACTTATTACTAATTGCTGGGGTGCTAAAAAACAATTGCCAGGGGCTAAAAGTTTGCGTGGCACCAACAGCATCACTCTCATTCCAAGTATATTGAAAAATCTTTGCTGGTCGTCTAAAGAAATCTGACAAACTCACGTCGGGCGTGGCGTCCGAATATGATTCTTGAGGCAACTCAGCAGAAAATCCAACAGAGTATCCGGTTGGTTTTTCCAAGAAAGATAATGTTCCTGTAGTGTTCTCAATAATAGGAGAACTCTCTTCAGTGCCAAGAGAAACGTCATTATCCGACTGCCATTGAAATTCCACATGAGTATGGACCTGATAAACGCTATCAGGACGCGATTGATTTTCTGGTAAATCAATACAACCTTGTTGGCTTTCGCGGGCCAACTCCTTTGTATATAAATTGGAAGCTATATGATAAAATGTGAGGGGCAGCAAACCCACACCACAAGTTTGTGCTTAGTGGCACAACACGGATAGTTTAAAATGATATCCAGCATTCGCCTCATATATTTAAAATGCAATATTAGAGGCAAATATTGCAAGTGTGTGTGAAACCACATACAGTCAATAGTTTAACGTGTTATTGAGCACATGCCAACCTACACAAAGTGTTTCAAGCTTTCTTGCCATGATTGTTTATCTTCATAAGAAGTATAGCGCTCGTAAATAGCTTCCCATGTAGGGAAAGTAGTTTCTTCAACAAGAATGCTCAAACCTTTCTGTTCAACTATATCCAGGAAGATCGCACGCATTTTCTCAAACTTCTCTCTTCCATAGAACCAATATTCATTACATGCTGTTGACATGATGGCCATAGCTTGTTCTTCAGGCGCTATACTCTTGGATGCAACACATGTCATCAAACTTTTCTCAATAGATTCTTCATCCAATGGACATAAGAAATGTCCCACTTCAGCATCAAAACGCCATTCCCTCTTCAGGAAAGACACTTCGTCAATATGAATATATGGAACTGATGCGGATGTTTTATCTGCCATTGTGTAAGTAACACCATGATCACTGAGAACTTTTTGAATGGCTGTGTGATTAAACCAGGGTGCAGCTTTAGAAACGCCCATAACATTATCATCACCATACGTCATAAGATGCACATTATTTTTAAAACTGGAACACGTATGCTCTGGATTTAAAATAGCATAACAATAACGCATGGACAGAGCATTAG